GAACGAGACTTCCTTGGAAGCCGCCGTTATTCAGATCGCCGGTTGGACAGACGAGCGTGGTTTGCTGATTGCAGCCAAGCCCACTAAGTTGATCGTTCCCCCAAGCCTGCAATTCGTTGCAACTCGCTTGTTGGAAACTGAACTGCGTGTTGGCACAACTGACAACGACATCAACGCAATCAAGAACAACGGTTCTGTCGCCGGTGGTTACGCAATTAACCACTATTTGACCGACACCAATGCTTGGTTCTTGATGACCGACGTGCCTAACGGCTTGAAGCACTTCGTACGTACACCTTTGCAGAACAGCATGGACGCTGACTTTGACACAGGCAATGCACGTTACAAGTCTCGCGAGCGTTACAGCTTCGGCGTTTCTGATCCTTTGGGCATCTTCGGTTCACCCGGTGCTTAATGATTGAGAAAAAGGGGCCTTGTGCCCCTTTTTCTTTTGGTGTATATTGCACTCACTCCGGGCTTTCCGGTGCATCAAACTGTCCCGGCAGACGACATACCGATTGATGCACTTCACTTGTATGTAAGGAACCTATCATGGGAATCGCTACTCACCTTGGCCCTTGGCTCTTGGGCACCACACGTTACACAACTGGCACCGACGCTGCTACAACACGTAACACCGGCGCAACTGTTGTCTCTCAAGACAAAGCCGTTGCCTATAACGACGCCGACGCAACTACGGCATTCTGTATCCCTGCTGGCTCACGCATTGTGAGTTTGCAATTCATTACCATTGATGCGTTTGATGCTGCTACGACAATCACATTGTCTTTGGCTGGCACCGCCATCACTGGTGCAACAACTGTTACTGACGCTGGCTTGGTGACGTTCTCTCCTGTGGCTTCTGACGCTGTGGCAACACTCTGGTCAAACACCGGTACAACTGATAAGTTGGTAACGTACACAGTGGCGCAAGGCGCATCTACAAACGGTGCTGGCGTGTTGGTGGCTAACTATGTTGTGCGTAACTCTGACGGCACAATGTACCAAACATCCTCACAGGTCTAATTGATCTCGGGGCTTCGGCCCCTGTTTTAAAGGAGATTGATTATGATGCAGACTGATGTACAGGGTAAGGATTGCGCTGCTGCCGCAACCACCACTGTCTATAACGGGCGTGCACGTTTTAAAGGTATCTGGTACAGCACTTCCGGTGCTTCTACGATTGCCATTAAAAACGGTTCTACTACCTTGTTTACATTCACCATCGCAGGTCAAGCCTCGGATGACATTTGGATTCCGGGCGAAGGCGTGCTGTGTGAAACAAGCCTTGTTGTAACTACTGGCTCTGGCTGTACCGCAGTGGTGTTCTATGGCTGAAGCAAAACAAGCAGTTCTGACAGGTCGCAAGTTGTTCATTGCGATCCCTGCGTACGACGGCAAAATCAACATCAAACTCGCATACAACATTGCGGCGTTAATGCCACGTGCCTTGCAGTTTGGTGTGTCCGTCAATATGGGCGACGTATCTGGATGCTCCATCATCACCATGGCCAGAAACCAATTGGTGCACGAGTTCCTCAAGTCCGACGCCACAGAACTGTTGTTTATTGATTCCGATGTCATCGCTACACCTGATGATGTCTTGCGCTTGATGGCGCAAAGTGGGGGCAAAGACATTACCGCTGGTATGTACCCACGCAGGTCGAAAGACCGCAACTTTTTTGCTGACCTGTACTTCAACGAGTCCCAAGACCTTGAGTTTGATGGCTCACTCATGCGTTTAGAGCGCGTGGGTACAGGCTTTATGCTTATTCAACGCCACGTCCTTGAGACGATGGTTACCGCACACCCTGAATGGTTCTACGACTTCAAGGGTGAACAAGTTTGCGGTGTATTTGATTTCCAAAATCGTGATGGCAGATATTTAGGCGAAGACTATCTGTTTTGCGATCGTGCGCGTGAGCACGGCTTTAAGATTTATGCGGATGTAGACATCAGTCTGCCGCATATTGGCACAGAAACGTATGAGAATAATTTCCGCGAAGAGGTTGTGATGCCTCTGCTGGATGCAATTCGTCAAACCAAACTGAAGGTCGTAAATGGCTAAGACCGCTGCATGGACACGCAAAGAAGGAAAGAACCCCAAGGGCGGCTTGAACGCCAAGGGACGGGCCTCTGCGAAAAAGCAAGGCATGAATTTGAAACCGCCCCAGCCAGAAGGTGGCGCACGCCGCGACTCTTTTTGCGCCAGAATGACCGGGATGAAGAAGAAATTAACGAGCGAGAAGACGGCCAAAGACCCGAACTCCCGCATCAATAAATCGTTACGCGCATGGAATTGTTAACATGGATTTGATGGTTTGGAACGTCATTCTTTCATTTGCCTCAGCGTTGTTGCTGTTTTGGGTGAAAGTGTCGCACGATGAAGTAAAACGTCTGAGCATTCTTCTTAGCAAGACGCGGGAAGAGCACGCAGAAAAGTTTGTGACCAAGGCTGATGTGCATAACGACATGAACCGCGTGATCCAGCGGCTCGATCGTCTTGATGCCAAACTGGATGAATTCATGAAGGAGCAGAGAAGTGCCCTCGGTTAGTAAAAAACAACATAATTTCATGGCGGCTGTGGCCCACAACCCAGAGTTTGCTAAGAAAGCAGGCGTCCCACAGTCCGTGGGAAAAGATTTTTCAGCGGCTGACAAAGGCCGCAAATTTGCAAAAGGTGGCGATATGAAGCACGAAGACGTAAAGATGGACAAAGCCATGATGCAGAAGGCCGTGAACAAACACGAAAGCCGTTTGCACAAGGGTCAGCCAATGACTAAACTGTCTGCTGGCGGTTACACTCGCGCCGCTGATGGCATTGCCAAGCGCGGTAAAACTAAAGGCACAATGATTGCCATGTGCGGTGGCGGCATGGCTAAGGGGAAAAAATAATGCGCAAACGTAAATTTAGCGACGGTGGTATTTACACCGCCGAAATGGGGCAGCCACCTATGGACCCCGAAGGCGTACCCGCTAAGAAACCTGCGGCTAAGACTCCTCCACCTAAGAAAACTGCACCTCCTAAAGACACGGTATTCCGCGAAGGTATGCCCGTACCGCAAGACATTGATGGTAAGTCTGCTTCCCGTAAGACACCACAAGAACTAATGCAAGAATTCCGCGCTGAGAAGAAAGGTATTCCAGTTGACGAGATGCGTAAAAAGGCGGCTGCCGAGTACGACAAGAAAATGAAGGCGGGAGAGTTCTACGGTAAGGGTGGCAAGGTCAAGAAAATGTCCGCTGGTGGGTTCACACGCGCTGCTGATGGCATCGCCCAACGTGGTAAAACACGTGGAAAGATGTGCTAAGTCATGTTAGCAAGTCGCGGCATGGGAGCCATCAACCCCGCTAAGATACCTAAAGGTATCGTGAAGAAGCGTCGTGATAACACGGACTTCTTGGAGGACGGCGTGCGCAAGCCCCGCCGCGACAACACCGACTTCACCGAATACGCTGAAGGTGGGCCTGTTGGCCTTTATGCCAACATCAATGCCAAACGCAAGCGCGGCGAGAAAATGCGTAAGCCCGGACAGAAAGGTGCCCCTACTGCTCAGGCTTTTATAGACTCTGCAAAGACGGCTAAAAAATGACAACTACCGGCTCAACACTCTTCAATCTTGACTTCACGGACATTGCCGAGGAAGCGTGGGAGCGTGCGGGCCGTGAGATGCGTTCTGGCTACGATCTGCGTACTGCACGTCGTTCCATGAACCTGATGACCATTGAGTGGCAAAATCGTGGCATCAACATGTGGACAATCGAGGAAGGGACTATCCCCCTCGTGCCCGGTCAGAACACATACGCACTGCCCAACGACACCATTGACTTGTTAGAGCATGTCATCCGTACGGGTGGCAACACAGCGTCAACGCAAGCCGATCTCACCATCACACGTATCAGTGTGTCTACTTACGCAACTATCCCTAACAAGTTAGCACCGGGTCGCCCAATCCAGATTTGGGTTCAGCGCATGAGTGGCGAGACAAGCCCTACCGGTACGACGCTAAATGGTACGATCACGTCTACAGCCACAACAATTACGGTGGCAGACGCATCGAATCTGGCGGGTACAGGGTTCATTAAGTTGGACAACGAGATCATCAACTACGGATACATCACAGGGAATACCCTGTATAACTGCTTCCGTGGTCAGCAAAACACTACGGCTGCGGCGCATACTACTGGCACAACGGTCTACAACCCCAACGTGCCAGCCGTGACGCTGTGGCTCACACCTGACAATTCTCAGCAATACACGCTCGTGTATTACCGCCTACGCCGCATCCAAGATGCGGGCTCTGGCGTAGAGACAGGCGACATGAATTTCCGCTTCCTGCCCGTTGTGGTGGCAGGCTTGGCCTATTACATCGCCATGAAGGTGCCTGAGTTGGCGCAGCGCCTACCAATGCTTAAAGAGGCGTATGACACCCAGTTTGATCTGGCCGCCGGTGAAGACCGTGAGA